CTGCCCCCATGCGCCAAGACTATGCCCACCAGAACGGTCAGGATTAAAAAGTCTGGATAGGACGAGAGTGTCAACTTTATTTTTAATCTCAATATTCCAAAGCTTTTCCAGAACTGGGAAATCAAAGTCGATACCATTGTGAGCAATAAAAATATCCTTTTCTAAATCAACAAAGTCTATAAAAGACGCCGCATCTCGAAACGAGAGTATAGCTGTGTCGTTATCTACATCGCATATACAAGCGACCCATATGACAGTAGCGTCTAAACTATCTGCTTCAATATCAATAACATAGCGTGTCATCGTTTATTCCTGTTAAAAAACGTACTAGTAATGACGAGGGTAGTAGGTATCAAAGGGGAGGGGCTACCTCTATGAGATCATCTATATACTCTTGGAAACCTTTAGCATTTTCATATTGATCCTGTCTACCTTTTTTAATATAGGAGACCTCTTCCTCATTTGGGCCTACTAAAGTATGTACATATACAAACTTGTACAAACCCGATTCTTCACTGAGGTGTAATCTTTTATAACCACGATATGAGAAACCTTTATAATCTATTGTTACCTCATACTCCCCGTGTTTTTTCATAAAGGGAAATTCTAATTGTTTTTCATACATTCTTCTATTAACTCCTTTATCGTTTGTAACTCATTTATTTTTATATTATAACAATCTGCTTTTACCTGATATCCGTTTGATGGGTCTATGGTTCCCTTCTTCCAAAACTTAGCAGTATCAAAGAACTGTTCTTTACCTATACCGCCAAGTATAAAGCCTTTGTCAAAGCTGTGCATAACTCTACAAAATACATAAGCATCACACTTTTGTTTTGTATTATATGCAGGTATTGTACAGTCATACTCACCTTTCGGTGTAACGCTTGTGGATTTTGTTTTAATGTCAATACGTACACTTTTGTCAACTATAAAATCATAATCATACGTATTGTGTACGTCTACTTTGTAAAATGGAGATGCATATTTTTTAAACATAGCTTCACCTAAGAAGCCATACATATTACCTTTACCTTTTGCTATAGAATGTTTAAGCACGCCCATTTCTTTTGATTGATTAGACGCATTGTCTCGCATTTTAGAAGTAATATTCATAGTAACAAAGTCTTCATTCATTTTGAGGATACTCCACAGTTTCACCAAATGTTTTCATTTTACCAATAAAGTTTGCGTGATCCATTAACATGTTCATAAGCGCCTGTCTAGTTACCTTTACTTCTTTTGCGTTTTTACGTGCCTTATCTACAGCCTGATGTAAGGCATCGAAGTCTGTGTCGCTTGTGTATATTTTCATTATAAAATGAACTCGTTAGGGTTTTCCCACCACCACGGAATGTCAGAGTACTGCCATTTTGCGAATGCAGCTTTCTCTCCTTTGTAGTAGTGACGATACGCTATTACAGAATTACCTTTTACTTTGTACTCATCAGGCATACACTGTGGTGGCTCTGTAAAAGGTTTAGCATCTATATTTGTAGGAACCAGTTCTAGCTCTGCACGTAATCTTTCACATGCATGTATCTTACCATATCTTTTCGTGTATTCTGTCAACAGCTTTTCATATAGATTGTACAGCCATCTGTACTGCACAAACGATTCTCTAGCCCACTTTGTGCTAGGATGATTTTTATATGCTAATTTATACAAACCTTTATCATTGCAATAGTCTTCACCACTGAGAAGCCTATGCGCTGTACACAACATCTGTGCTGATTCTAATATCATTTTTACTACATGCTTATCGCAATGATACTCAGCGGCACGTACAGGGTCTTTATCTAGATAAAAGATATTCATGCTACGTTTCCTGTTCAGTCTCGTTGTAGATTTTGTCAATCTGATCTTTTGTCAATCGCTTACGTTTGTGCTTTATCTTTTTTGATTCAACAACACGCTTACGAAACATAGGATCAGATAAGCTTGCCGCTGAGAGGTTACGTCTTTTCTTTTGACGCTGCAAGTCTTTTTGTATTCTTCGATAACCCATTGTTTTCCCAACTATTTTTTTTGGTTGACAAGGACTTATAGGATAGTATACCCTATGGGATCGTTTTGTCAACTGGAGTAATTATGTTGATTTACTATTATTATTTTCTTTTCCGCTTCTACCTGTCATTGGGTAAGGGTCTATCAAGAATAAATAGTTACTTTCACCGTAAACATAAAGACTACCTTGATCTATACACAATAAGGAAATACAAATGATTGTCAACGGTCTTGAAACAGAAATTAAACAGCGTGCAGACGGTATGTACAATGTGTGGCAAAAACATGCGCTTTCTTGGTATGATGATGATTTTGAGGAGTGGCTTAGAGAAAGTGAAAATGCACACAATCCAGAGATGTGGGTTGTAATTGATGTTCTTACAAAAGAACAGAAAGAACTTGTAGACTTTGTACAGCAGAGTCCTACAGTAGAGTTTAACTTCACTGTGGAGAACTAGTATGGTCAAAGGACATACAGAAGGTAAACGTAGGCTACGTAGAATAATCTGTGGTTTTGAACAAGATACGTTTGACCATATGGTAAGAGTAGCAGAGACTGCTGGTGTCAGTGTGTCTGAAGTAATCAGAACTTATGTAGAGTGGGGAATGGAAAGTGAACAGAATGACTAAACGTCAATGCACCATACTGGTTATTTTGTCAATCATTGTACTTTTGTCAGGATGTATACACTTTATTGTGCCATCCGTAATGTTAGAAGTAAAACAACTTCACGACATGTCAGTCCTTGAGAAAAGAATTTGTCAACTCGAAAAGGAATTTTGTCAACGATGACAAGTCCAGAGCATACGTTTTTTGTCAACTGTAAATTTTGTCAATCGTATATTCCAACATCGAAGGCGCGTGACTTTACTTTTACACATAACGATAAGAATGTAAAGTTTACGTGTAATCAGTGCGATTACCGATCAGAGTCTATGATGTATACAAAACATCATATAGACTCCGTACAAAGAAAACCCTTGACATCCTCTGATGACTAGTTCATAAAGAGTGATCGTAAACAAACGGAGTGCAAGATATGCAAACAATACACATAAGCAAGCTTAACGGTAAGCTTAAAGATTTCCAAGCCATTAGTGTAAATACTATCACTAATGGTTTCTGCCAATCTATGCACAATATTAAACGTGACGATGTTATTTGTAAAAAGTGTTACAGCTTCGCTACGCTTGAGAGTAAACGTTTTGGAAGCAATCTAGAGAACGCATTGCAGCGCAATAGCGATCTATTGTATAAACCTTTAGATAAGAATTGTTTACCTTTTATAAATGCAGCTTACTTTCGCTTCAATGCTCATGGTGAGCTTATCAACCATGTACACTTCAAGAACCTTATATTGATTGCAAAGCACAATCCTCATTGCAAATTTGCTTTGTGGACAAAACGGAAAGATATTGTGCGTTTAGTTAAACGTGATATGAAAAAGAACTCTGACGAATTTCCTAATAATCTTATTTTAGTGTGGTCTAATCCTATCGTTGATGATGTACATTTTGTGCCGCCAGAAGGTTTTGATTATGTGTTCAATAACATAACAAGTGATCAAGTGGACGTTATGTATAGAGATTGGTTAACGGATAAATATGTAATGACTACGAACGCTGTAGCTGATAAACACTACAAGCCATGCACGGGTCAGAAGTGTAAAGACTGTTTAAACTGCTACGACTTTGGCAACAATCCTTGCGTTATAGAGTAGGTAAAAAACAGATGAATAATTGGCGTGTAGTACAGGAACGATATGGGTTTTACGATTACACTGATATGGACAAAGAAGTCTGTAAGTTTCTTACAGAACAATTGCAGTCCATCATAGATCACAAGTATGGTCTAGGTGAAGTATGGTCAAAACACTATGCACAAACAATCGTTGACGAAGCGTCACATGTTCTGCTAGACATGGCTCAAGAGATAACTGAACAGATAGAAAAGGATGAGAAAGATGATTACTCGTACTGATAAAGATATGACTTTCGCAGAATACATCGCCTCGAACGTAGGCGATAAGTTCTTTACTGTTACTTTTATAAAGGCTAACGGTGAAGAGCGCGTGTTGACTGGTAGGCTTGGCGTGACTAAGCACACGGTGAGCGGCAAGACTAAGGATATACACAACAATTATTTGTGTGTGTATGATGTTAACAAAAAAGGCTATCGCAATGTCAATCTAAATACTATTCGTAAGATTGAATGTGGCGACTTTAAGATATCGTGTCCATTTGGTTATAGAGAAAGACCTATGACACACGAAGAGTTTAGCGTTTTGTCAGACATGAAAGCTATATGATTTTGTCAACGCTAACTTTTTGTCAACGCTAACTTAAAAGGGCCGGGAGATAATTCTTTCCGGCTCTTTTCATACCGGGCGGCTCGCCTCGCCTCGCCTCGCCTCGCCTCGCCTCGCCTCGCCTCGCCTCGCCTCGTTTGTGTTCAATGTCTACAAAAATAAACGCTTGCAATCGCCTTGCACCGCCCCTATTCTGTACTCGTACCCATTAACCGTAACAAACAGGAGAAAACGAAAATGGTACATGCAGTCGAAAATATGGCCTTTGTTGGAGACGTTCCGTGGCATGGTCTGGGAACTTCAATCACAACAGATACGCCGCTCAAAGAGATACAAGCTGCCGCCGGTCTCGATTGGGAAGTGCAAATAGCGCCTAATCATAAAGCTGACGGAACGCCCATCGAAGCAAGCTATTATATCGAGCGCGTATCTGATGGCGCTATTCTCGGAAAGTGCGTGACGGAAATGTACAAGCCCGTCCAAAATTCGCAGATGTTCGATTTCTTTGAGCCATTTGTAGAAGCTGGGTCGCTTCACATTCATACCGCCGGATCATTGTTCGATGGTCAAAAAGTATGGACAATGGCGACACCTAATGAGGGTTTCACGCTAGACGGTGACGATACTGTAGTCTCAAATCTTGTGTTTACGTTAGACCATCGCGGTATCGGCGCAAACTCTTGCATGTTCACGCCGATTAGAGTGGTCTGCAATAATACGTGGACCCTAGCCCGCGATACTGCGAAAGAGATCATCAAACACAATCACAAGGTTCCGTTTGATAGCGATGCTATGGTGACGGCGCTCGGTCTCTTTCAAAAGGAGTTTAGCCAATTTGAGAAGCTTGCGAAGAAGATGGCGAAGCGTGTCTTGACTGGCGAAGAGGAGATCGAATACTTCCGTACTGTTTTCGGCGGTAAGGAAAAGACCGACGATAGCGGAAAGGTTATACACTCTCGGGCCGTGCAAAAAGCCATTGCGCTCGCTCGCGGTAAAGATATCTCGGCCAAGTCCACAAGTGACGCTAAGCTGAAGAAAGACAGATTGGCCGCATTGGAAAGACTGATGCAGGAAGCTGTGGAGACTGGCAACACAACCATCGACCTATCGAACGTCGAGACGGTCATTGAAGAGCCCGCAGCGACAGGCGAAAAGCCGATTAATGCTGGACACGATCTCAAATCGGCACGGGCCGACGACAACGCGATCACCGTCTGGGGAGCGTTTCAGACTGTGACGAACATCGTGGACCATAACCCGATTAAGGATACCGGGCGCGATCGGCGGTTCGATGTGGCGCTGTATGGTGGACAGCGGGACAATAAGGCGAAGGCTCTTGATGCAGCCCGCGAATTGATTGCCGCGTAGGTGATTATAAATCTCATCTTTTTAGCCGTGCGACTAGTGGTCATAACTTGTGCTATTTGTTTTCTGCTAGTCATTTTTAACATCTAACAAAACACAAGGGGCGGGCCCTAACAGCTCGCCCCGGAAAGGTTTAAAGCAATGGAGCTAAGTTTGGCAGTTTTGGCGTTACATGGTCTTCTCTGTTTAATAGGCCTCGCAATTTATGTTGCGGACGCTTCGGAGATGTGGTTATATTAATCATCGTTAAACACACAACAGACTGAAACGAGGAAAAACAAATGGCTAAAGAATACTACGAAATCGCAGACCTGAAGAAGTCACCCTATTATAGCTCTAGCACGGTAGGCCGTGACGTTACGCTATCGACGCCTTCGATCTCGATCCGCAATGCAGCGGGTGTTTACGTTGAGCCGTTCGACAAGGAACGCAATTACAATATGCGGACGGTTAAGGTCGTTGACCCATCCGGCATGGTGCTTTTTGAGATGACAATGCACGCTGCGGCACGAATTGAGACAGGCGACGACGACTAGACACAATAAAGTTTCCTCCCCCAAACTTAGCCCCTTGCGGTTTAATCGCTGCAAGGGGTTCTTTTTTGTGTTCAACATGAATAATTTACTAATTAATCAGCAAGGCATTGTGCGGCATAGTCTATTGCGCTTTTCGCTGTGCGTTGAATTGTGCGCCATGCCCCCCTCGACAATGCTTCTATTTTGTCAAATAGGAGAAGCCTTTTCCGTGCAGCCGCGCACTTATGCATGTGTTAGCGACAAGACTGTGCAGGATCTTCCCGACAAGACTAAACAGCGAAAACATCGGCGAGGTTATCATGTCAAAAACATAGAAAAAAATAGCGACACGGGCGCGCATGGGCCACCGCCCTACCATACATGTGTATATACCCATAGACGAATTTTATTTTATTTTTAGTATGTGAATCATTCGACTACATAGCCCTATGAACTATGTGAATCATTTGTCTATACGATCTCTTAGTATCCTATAGATATCCTTTTGCCCAACGGAGTATCTCCTATTATACACCTAGATTTGCAAGTTGTCAAGAAAAAATTTACAGAATACAAAAAAAGTGTTGACAACATAGCTAACAGCCTGTATAATAGTATATAGTGGTGCTATTTGTATGTTCACACTTTGCCGACCTCTTGTATATATACAAAGTACGTGACGGAACACTCAGCACCCTCTACTTATCTTTGCGCCACAACGGGCAAAGAAAATACAAAAAGGAGATATAATTATGCCTAACTTTTCTTTAGACGAACTTCTCGGTTCTCGTTATTTTAACCAAGCTATCGGATTCGATCCGTTTTTTAAAACAATCGATTCTGTATTATTAAATTCATCAACGCCAAGCTATCCGCCGCATGACATTGTAAATCAAAAAGACGGCTCGCACGCTATCGTTCTTGCACTTGCTGGGTTTAACAAAGAGGACTTAGACGTATCAGTAAAAGGACAAACGTTGACTGTATCCAGTGACGTACACAACGAAACAAGTGACGACGATGATGTGTTACAGTACAATCATCGTGGCATCGCAAAGCGTAACTTTAAAAAAGTTTTTGCGCTCGGTCGCCACATAGAAGTAGAAAATGTAATATTTAAAAATGGTCTTCTGACCGTGCATCTCAAAGAATCTGTACCAGAATCAGAAAAGCTGCGTTCACTCAGCATTATGTCTGACTAGACATGAAAAGTATTGTAGCAGCTTTAATCTTTTGTATTTTTTCTTTAGGTGCGTGTAATCACACAAAACCAACAAACGACACAGGCACGGTGCGTGTAAACAGCGTGCCGTCAGAAAAAACAGTGTTGTTAAGTTTTGTGTGTAAGCATGAAGAAATAATTATGAAGTTAGCTTACTTTGACAGTCAGTCAAAACAACTAGCTGCACAATACTTTTTTTTAAACTTAATGGCAGAAGAGTGTGTCAAGTTTGACAATCCGTCTAAGTTTGTAATTGACGAGGTTGTAACAGAATACAAAGATTTTGAGAACGACAGTATTGTTGTATTAAAAGTAAAAAAAGAAGACACGGTTGGCTATGTGTTAGTTTTAAAAGATAATTTAGTTAAAGGTGCAATTTAGATATGATGATGAAATCAGAAAAAGATGACATGCCCAAGATGGCTACGAAAAATTATTCGTACGGTGGGCGTGTAGCTGCTGGTTCGATGGAGAAGCCAGAGATGCAAGAAGGTGGTATGGTGATGAAGCCTCGCGAGCCATACACGACAAAAGAAGAAGAGCAAAAGCGTAAAGAAGAAGCCATGTCGTTTATGCCGTCCATTATGAAAAGAATGATGGGTTAATTATGGCAAAAGAATTAGATGTACCTCCAGCGCCAGACAGAAAACGCGCAAGACGGAATTTGCAGGGTGAACCTAGAGACCCTGTTGCAGGGCTTGGAAAAGCTTTGAAGGTATTTGGTTACGATCTTCCAAAAGATATTTATGAAAGAATTACTAAAACTGGCAGATATGCTCCGAAACCAAAACCAAAAAATACAAGATCGCCAAATCAACCCCCTATGCCTTATCGCAAAAATTATTCAAATACAACTAGAAAAGCAAAGTATACAGATTAATGTCCGGTAAAGCAGTAGCAGGAACCGCCTTTCGCACAGACCCTAGTCGTAAGCTGACAGAAAAGCAAGCGGCATTCTTGGATGCGCTATTCGAGAACGGTGGTCGTGTCGGAGAGGCCATGAAGACAGCGGGATACAATTCGTCCCGCTCAAGTCTTATGAAGTCTCTGCGTGAAGAGATTGCTGCAAGGACCAAAGATTATTTAGCCGTGAATGGCGTAAAAGCTGCGACACGTATCGTAGAGGGTTTGGACGCTGATGGCACAACTCCGCTGAACCAGATGGACATGCGAATGAAAGCTGCTGAGTCCATTCTAGATCGTATCGGAGTTTCAAAAAAGCAAACCACAGAAGTTACGGGGCAGGTTGTTCACGGTGTTGTATTACTCCCTGCTAAAAAAGAAATTGATAAAACTATTACAATAGATGGGGAGGTATAATACCTATGAAAGAATTTACTGAAACAAGAGATATGGTGACATCAGGTGTCGAATCTCTCAATGCTATGGAAGCACTTGCTATCATGCAAGAGCCTAATCCAAAACCTTATGCATTAGACATGGCAAAAAAACGAGTAAAACAACTAAGAGAAACAGAAAAAGGAAGAAAAGCTCTAGAAGATGCAAGAAAAAATTTAGGACTTGACGTAAAAGCAGGTATGATGGACGGCGGCATGGTTATGCCAAAGAAAAAGAAGAAAGCAAAAGCTAAA